TAACCGTACTTGTTGTTTCGGTATGGGAGGTCATCGAGCCCTGTGTAAAATTTGGTACTACAGGCACTGCCCGTGAAATCGACGGGACAAATGCATAGAACAAACCCACACTTAGGGCACCGATGATACTCCTCTTCATTACTAGACTCCATTATTATTTGATGGTCAGTTCCGAAACGAATTGTCCTGTTGCCGAAGTACCAGCACCACCAGCAGTCAATGCCATCGTTCCAGCAGAATCGATTGTTCCTGCCAGTGATCCTGCAGTTCCTCCAGAATATGTTGAGGAGTTGCCCTGCAGAACTGGAGCAGTAAACTGACCAGTGCTCAGAGTGGTTTGTGCCGTTGTGGATACATCACCCTCAATGAAAGATTCTGTAAAAGTATATGCACTACCATCGGTGGTGAGACCATATGCGGTTGGGGTATATCCAACTGCACTTCCTGCAGTAAGAGAACCAAGTCCACCTACGGTTGATGGTGTAATGTTATTCCCACTTACAGAATATGTAGAACCGATTCTGTTAGTTTGAACAACGGGACTATCAACAGTCAGTTGAACACTAGAGGATAGTTTATGAGTAATATCGGCATTAGCAGGTGCCGCCATCAGTATCATTCCAAAAGCAATCAATGCTTTCTTCATTTTAGATTTTCAGGTATATAACTGTCTTTATTTATCAATTTTCAATGTAACTAAAAATCTTTTCTATATCATATAAATTTTCAGTTTCATTAAAAGGGTATTCATGTTCTATACCATCAAAATCAAAGTCAAATAAGTAACTTCCAGGAAGTTTAAAATTTTGTGGTTTTACTGTTTCAATATTTGTATGAATATCATATCCAAACACTTTTGGACTGGTGCCATTCCATAGAACTAATGACGGCAAATTAAGTGCAGAGGCCGCATGTTGCAAACAACTATCTATTAATATTCTCTTATCACTGTGAATAAGGATACTTAAATATTCCATAATTGATAATTGCATTTTATCATCAAATTGAATTGGAATAACATTATTAAGTTTAGGAGAATTATTTTTTGTACACTGATATATCGTATATTTTTTATGATACTTATCTACTATTTGTTGTGCAATATCAAAAGGCATATCTCTTGCCCACATATAAGGTTTTGCATCAGGTGTGATTAAGCCACCATTAGTATGAATAACCATTACTGGTTTATCTTTTACCCATACATCTCTTGATATTTTATGTTGCAATCCATTAAAAATAACCTGAGGGGATTCTCCGCCATAGTTAAGTCCATACATCTTACACCAATTTTGAATTAGTGGAAGACGTTTATGAATATGATCTGTTGTATAATATGGTTCTTGATGGAAAATAATTGAATCTTTATTTTCAATATAATTTTGATAGAAATAACTTGTATTACCAAGTTGATACACTCTATCAACGAAAGGTAGATTGATAAAAATGTCAGTATACACACAGACAATAATAAGTTTTCTGTCTGGATAATTATTCTTAATACATTGTGCTACAGCTGTTGAAGCGATATGTTTTCCCAATCCACCTTGAACTTGGAAAATACTATAAGATTCTTTCATAATTTAATTATTCCGCAGCAACAAAAGCTTCTCCGAGTTCAACAGCTTCTTGAAATTGTGCAATTCTTGGTGATTCGGAATCAATTACTTGTTGTTTTCCGAGAATGATTTTAATGTGTTCAGTATTTCTTGTAATAGTATCATGAATTTCTTCGCTATGTTCATTATTAGAAACAAGACGACGAACTAAACCTTCACTGTCCCCTGTAGATTCTAGACATTGATCTAAATTAAATTCTATATTTTCTCTATTTCTTTTTTCTTTTGCCATTGTTTCTAAAAATTTTAATTATTTATTTTAGTGTTATTATACCATTAAACTGCAGAAGTTGAAAGATTTCCAGAGTCATCAACAACTAGACGATATTGTGTTCCATTTGGAGAAGTAAGTATAACACCCTGAGAAGTATCAATACCAACTCTTACATCTCCTTGTAATGTAGAAATACCAGATACATTTAATCCACCAGAAACGGTTACACCATAACCAGTGGTCTCAAATTTCTTAAGATTATTATAATAGAGTTCTACTGCACCATCTCTAACACCAGTAATTAATTTTTCACCATTTATACCAATTGCAAGATTATTGTTACCATTTACTGTAATACCTTTACCTATTACAATATTATATGAATCAGATCCATTTGTGACATTTGCATCATCACCAAGTAAAATATTGTGATCGCCTGTAGTAACTGCAAATCCAGGATAATTACCAATTGCAATATTTCTATCACCACTAGTAAGATTCTGTAGTGATCCCTCACCAATTGCTTGGTTATATGAACCACTGGTTAAATTTTGTACAGCACTATATCCAATAATATTATTGAAGTAAGCAAAATCACTTGCACCAACTACCCCCTGCTGGCCAGCACTAAATCCAATAATATTATTACCATTTCCCTGTTCAAAATATTGTCCCGCATTAAGTCCAATAAAAACATTTTCTATTGTCTTAGATAGATTAAGATCAATATAATCTGCAGTCTGAGGGTTTCCAATAACAATATTTGCAGCACTATTATATAATTCTAATCTACTCAATCCAGTAATGTTAGAAACACCACTAGTACCACCTAAACTTACGTTATTGTTAAATGTAGAAACACCAGAAACATTCAGTGTTCCATTAACATCAAGAGTTGCTGTTGGTTGTGTAGAACCAATACCAACATTAAAGTTCTCATCACCGACTAACCAATGATTAGAACCAGAACCAATTGCTAACTGGTCATTTCCTGTGAGATTTGGAAGTTGGACATTATATCCAATTGCAATATTGTTATTACCAGAGGTTTGATTGCATCCTGCATTAAAACCAAAGAAGTTATTGCAACTCCCAGTGGTGTTGAAGAATCCTGATTGTTGACCCATGAGGATATTGCCAGATCCATTGGTCAGACACTTACCAGCACTAGATCCAATTACTAAATTATTACCACCCACTATACTGGCTAATTGACCGTGACCAGCACACTCACCAATAAAAATATTATTATATGCAAGACCCAGATATTTACCAGCATATCTTCCAATAGTAATATTATTAGTACCAACGCCAACAGTTGGCTCGCGACCAAAACCAGAACACTCACCTAGAGCAATGTTATTGTCTCCGTCTTTAACACCATACCCCGCATGACGACCAATCAATATATTTCTGCAACCAGTGTCAACAAACTTACCTGCTTGAAATCCTAGGCCAATATTGTCGTTCGCATCTGGATCACTAAACGCTTGATTACCTGATAAAGCTTCACATCCTAAACCTATATTATCATTACCTCTTAAAACACGTCCAGCGCATCTTCCAATATAGAGGTTACCATCCCCAGTAGTATTACCACATCCTGCACGATTACCTATAAATGTGTTATTTGATCCAGTGGTGTTCTTCAAACCTGGTTGTTGACCGGCGAAGAAGTTCCAACCTCCAGTGGTGTTAGAACATCCTGACCAATAACCAAGGAAGTTATTATAAAATCCAGTGGTGTTGGATTTTCCTGCCAATTGTCCAAAGAAGTTATTATGACTATTAGTGTTGTTGAATCCTGCACATTGTCCAAAGAAATTATTATGTCTTCCTGAAGCTTGATAACCTGCACATTCTCCAAAGAAATTATTATTGCACGTAAAGTTTCCAGAACTTTGTCCAGCACCAGGACCCATGAAAATATTGCAACTAGAATACGTCGCAATACCACATCCAGCATTACGTCCAAAAAAGATGTTATCGTTGTTCTGGGCTGAACCCCCATTATCAGGGAATGTCGTTAAATCTGTTATTATGTTAGTACTATTTTTTATAATAAGACCTGTACCAGTCTTTACCCAAGCGGTTCCGTTGTAAACTTCGAATGATTGTGTGGAACCATTGTATCTAACTTCATTTAAAGTTCCAACTGGACCTGGTGGTACTTGAAAGTTTGCAACATTAAGAGTTACTGTAGTAGTGCCAATACCAGTCGCACCGAAGAAATATCTTTGAGTTCCAAATAAACCATTTAATGATCCAGTAGTATCTCCATAAACTCGTATCGTATTAACGACCATTTCCTCTGGATAATCACCAAGAGTTACTCGTTCTATTTTTATGGTAGAACCAACAGAAACATCATTTAATATCAAACTTAAGAAACTTAAAGCGTCTCCATTTCCATCATCTGGAATAGTAAGATTATCAGAAACTAATACATCATTAACGTAAACATCCACCTCACCACCATTCCATCCATCACCAAAGTCATCTTCGAAAAGAATCTCAATGGCTGCGGTAGTTGAACTTGATATCCCTACATTGGGAACAATATTTTCTAAGGTGGATCCGTCACCCTCAAAAGAAGTTGCAGTCAATACACCAGTAACAACAGCACCAGAAGTATTTGCTTGGATCTTTACATTACCACCAGAATCTTTTAATGCTGTTGCATCAATACCCGTAAGGTTGGATCCGTCTCCATAGAATGCGCTTGCGGTTACAATACCAGTGGTGTTGATTGAACTTGTAGATCCAAAACCAACTTCACCTTTAATATCTCCACTAAGTTCATCAGTTACTTGGAGACTACCAGTTTCTAAGTTTTGAGAAATTACCAGTGTTGATGATCCTTGACCGACTTTAATTTGGTCAACACCTTGGATCGTTCTTGCATTAGCATCCAATGTAATTGATCCAGTACCAATGGTAAGAATTCCAGTAATTCTCGCATTACCATTGATTACTAATTCATCAGTAAAAGTAGTTGCCGTACCAACTGTTATTCTATCAGTAGCTGTTAAGACTCCAGTGATTACATTGTCGCCTATGTCAGGGGTTGCCGTTACGTCTATATCTACTCTTCCAACTCCGTCTGGGGCAGATACAGTTATTCCATTACGGAAGTTTAACTCTTGTGCAACTCCTTTTCTTACATCATTATCCAGAGCTTCTACACCAGAGTTTGTAGCAATTACGTTTTCTAATTGACTTCCATCACCAAAGTATTGAACAGCAGTAATAATGCCAGTTGAGTTTATATTTCTTACTTCTATGTACTCTGTTGTTGTAATTCCACTATTAACTATTCCGCTGACTTCTATTGAGGGATCACCTGTTAGGCCTTCTGAAATACTTGATATTCCAGAACTATTTGCGTAACTCTCTAGATTAAATCCATCACCAAAGAACTCATATAGTTCACTGAAATTGGCATTTATTTTGCCCATTGCAGATCTCAGAGTATCCCCCTGACTGTCATTTGCATTATTACCCGTATTAATTCCAAGTCTGGACATTAATTTTACCCATTATTCCTGCTTCTTATATTTATTTGTAAGAAAACTGTTCTATGATAAATACTATCATATAAAGTACTTTTTGTTGCAGTAAAGATGGAAGGACAACACATTAAAGGTCTCATGGAGGCCTATTCAACTATCTATAGTGAACCAGAACTTATTGATGAACAGTTATATATTGTTGAGGATTTCTTGGGAGAAGAAGTAGAAATTCTTGATGAAGAATTGAATTTTCTTAGAGAGTTTGATACTGAGGAGGGTTCTAATATTCCAAGTGCGGCAGAGAGACAGCGGAGAGAGAAAGAGAAAGAACGTGCTCGTATTGAAAGAGATCGTTTGATCCAACAAGCAGGTGGCGGTGCTGCTGGTGAGGCTCAGAGAAGAAAGGGTAAGGAAGCACAATATAACGCTCAATTTGGACTAAAGAATAGGGGATGGACCAATTCTTATGAAAGAAGTATGAGAAGTGATGCCGCACTTGATAGAGACGCAAGATATAGGACCAGACAGACTGGTGAAGCTAATTTAAGAAAACTTGGCGGTGGAGACCTTAATAAAGGTTTAGAGGTATTCAGAAAACAACAAGCGGAAAAAGACGCAAAAAATAAAAAACCAAACCCTACACCTCCAGCTGGAGGTGGTGGTGGTGGTGGCGGAGGATCTCGTCCTGCTGCTCCAGCATCGCAAACTGTTCTTGCTAAGAAAGGCGGAGTAGAAGGTAAACTTGATAAGGCGACTGGAAAGTTCACTGCAGGTAACTTCAGTGACGCAGAGAAAGCTCGTTATAATAAAGTTGCAGGTCAAAAGAAAGATGCTGCAACCAATGCAAAGTACCAAGAACTCAGAAAAACTGATCCTGCAAAGGCAAAAGAGTTTGGTATGAAAGCAAATCAAGCCAAGTATGGTAAAGACTTTGCAAAACCAAAGACTCCAAATCCTTTGATGAAGGATATGCCTGGAAGAAACAAAGCAGAACTTGAGAGAGTTAGAGGAAATGCAGCTATTGCTAGTATTTCCAAGTCTCCTAATGCTAAGAAGATTCTTAGTACCAGTAAGATTGGTCAAGCAAGTGTAAACAGATCTCAGTTTGGATCTGCAACAAAACCTGCAGCACCTGCACCTAAACCAGCTGCACCTGCTCCCAAACCTGCAGCAGCTGCACCTAAACCAGCTGCACCTGCTCCCAAACCTGCAGCAGCTGCACCTAAACCAGCTGCACCTGCTCCCAAACCTGCAGCAGCTGCACCTACTCCAAAACCAGCACCTAAACCTACTGGAGCTCAACCACGCAAAGAACCACTTTGGAATAGTGTAGACCTCTTTGATCTAGTCAAAGGATACCTTCTAGATGAAGGTTATGCAGAGACTGAAGAGAATGCACTCGTAATCATGACAAACATGAGTGAAGAGTGGAGAGATGATATTGTAGAACGTTACAAGGGTAAGCACGGCCAGTCTTCCGATGAGTATAAGGATGACCGTTCCCAAGGTGGTAAGATGGTCTCTGGTGACTCCAAAATGAGTGGTGCTGAATACACCCATGGTCGCAGAGTCAAGGCAGCAAACCCTGGTTCTCAACCTGATGAGGGTGGTAAGACCAAACCCAAGTCCCAAGGTAAGATGGACAAGGGAACTCGTGCAGATCTTGAGTATCGTAAGGCAAACCTTAAGAAAGAAGAAGCCTCAGTAACTCTTGACGCTATTCTTTCACTTTTAGATGAGAATCGTGAACATGATCGTGAAATGAGAAAAGCTGCTGCAAGAGAAAGAGCAGAAGAGAAGAGGGGAAGGAAGGAAGACGGTAAGAAGTCCGCAAAGTCGCCTGGAAGACTCGGCAAGTCCGCTGGATCATCTTATGCAGACTATCAAGAGGTCTCTATTAAGGCCCATGATAAGGCTACCAAGGGTAAGTACATCCCTGGTATGGTAAAAAATGAGGAAGTTGAGTTAGATGAAAACCGTCGTGCTGCCCGTGCTGCTGGTGGTTCCAAGGATGATTCCAAGAAACAACCAGATCCTTCTAAGGATGGTTTCACTGGCATCGGTAACATGAGTATTAAAGATATTATGGCATTGAACAAAAAAATTCAGGCTAAAGAGGAAGTTGAGTTAGATGAGAATCGTCGTGCTGCCCGTTCTGCGGGCGGTTATAAGGATGACAGTAAGAAACAACCAGATCCTTCTAAGGATGGTTTCACTGGCATCGGTAACATGAGTATTAAAGATATTATGGCATTGAACAAAAAAATTCAGGCTAAAAAAGATAAAAAGGACTGAATAATAACTTATCGTCTTTTGGAAAATGATCAAAAAACTTATTAACTTAATTTCAAATTGGAAAAGGGAAAGAGAATTTTCCAAAAGACTTAAAAAGTTACAGAAGAGGGATCCATTTATTTACAAATGATTACTTGGGGGATTTCATCAGAAAGTCACAATGCTGCACTTTCTGTTTTTGTTGGTGATACTATTATTTTTGCGAGTGAAAGTGAAAGATTCACAGGCATTAAGAATGATCCAACTATAAGTGACGATCTTATTAAACATGCATTATCATTTGGTAAACCGGAACTTGTTTGTTGGTACGAAAATCCATATAAAAAAACACTTCGACAAATTATTGCTGGCCAAGGGTGGAATCAAAACTTTAAAAAGTACATAGATTGTCCTATTCGTTATTACGATCACCACTACACTCATGCTTGTGGTGGTTATTTTACGTCTGGATATACTGATAGTGCTATTGTTGTTATAGATGCTATAGGAGAGTTTCAAACTCTTACTATATGGAAAGCTGAGGGAAATAAATTAGAACTTAAATATGAATTAAAATATCCACATAGCATAGGATTATGGTATTCTGCCATGACTCAACGATGTGGATTAAAGCCAAATGAAGAAGAATATATTCTTATGGGGATGTCTGCATATGGAGATCCTACAAGATTGACTTGTGATATTTTTGATGATTTTATTGGGGAAGAATTTAAATTTAAAAAAAATCTCCATCGAGGGTGTTTAGATTGGAGGCCAGATTTAAATACGGAAAGAGATTACTTTGATATTGCTGCGGGAACTCAAACAGTTTATGAGATTTTATTCAGAAAAATACTGGAGTTATCAAAGACATTGGTGAAATCAGACAACCTTGTATTGATGGGAGGGTGTGCCTTAAATTGTTCTGCAAATCCTATTGCGTTTAATTATTATCATAATGTTTGGATAATGCCTGCACCTGGGGATAATGGCTCTTCAATTGGCGCCGTTCTTGCAGATAAGAAGAAACACATTAGTTGGACCAATCCATATCTTGGATATAATATTGGATCTAAAAACCACAATATTGAAATAGTTAATTACCTGAGAAAATATAAAATTTGTGGATTAGCTAGAGATAGAGCTGAATTTGGACCAAGAGCCCTTGGAAATAGAAGTCTACTTGCAGACCCAAGGGGAATGAGAATAAAAGATAGGGTAAATAAAATAAAGAAGAGACAGGAGTTTAGACCTTTTGCTCCTGTAATTCTTGAAGAGTATGCGTCTGAATACTTTCAGATGCCAACAATTTCATCACCATATATGCAGTTCACTGTCAAATGCAAGAGACCTGATCTATTCCCAGCAATAGTTCATGTTGATGGTACGAGTAGAGTTCAAACCTTATCCAAGAAAGATAATCCAAAGTTTAGAAAATTACTGGAACTTTGGTATGAAAAAACTGGTTGTCCAATGTTGTTGAATACGAGTTTAAATATTAAAGGTCAACCTATTATTAATGATGAAACTCAAGCAAGAGAGTGGGAAAATTTGTATAACGTAAAGGTGTGGACATGAAAAGAAAATTACTTGCTTTTGGCGATAGTCACACTTCGGGCGCAGAGATAGATGAAAAGTGGTCTGGTTCATGTTATGAAAACGCATATCCCGCACACATTGCAAATTATCATAACTGGGATTATGAAAATTATGCTCAATGTGGAGGTAGTAATGATTGGTTAATAAAAAAATTTATAGAAAGAATTCAAAAAGCTTTGATAGAAAAAGAAAAAGTTTTTGTTCTTTGTAATATTGCTGAACCATCTAGAACTTATATACAGTTAAGTGCCAAAAACATACGACATTGTACATCTTCTTGTTTAGATCCGAATGTACAAATAGAAATGTCAATGGATTCTCAATATACTAAACGTTATGCGAGATATTTAAGATGTCATACAGAAGAAGAACTAAATTTTAAATCTTTATCTCATATTTTTACTATTCAAACTATATGTAAGGCTAATAAAATACCATACCTTTTTCATTTAAGCAATTGTTGGATTCCTGGAGATTGGAGTTTAATTGACAAAAACAATTTTTTTGGACATCACAAAACTAATAAGTTAAATTACAATCAAAGACAATCATATTTTATGCAACGTAATTATAGTTATTGGGGAGTGGCTCAACACCATCCAGACTGGAAACATCTCCAAAAAGAAGAAAGGTGGTCTATGCATTATCCAGAATCATTTCATGAGTTTTGGGCTAAAATATTACTTAAGTTTATTCATGAACAATCTATACTTGACATAAGCCCCTAATAACGTATACAATAACTCTGTCAGGGTTCAAGAGATAAATAGCTCTTGAATTCTTATGAGCTTTTGATGGGCTGTGATTATGAAAACCCATGGACCTTTATGGAGAGACCTTTTAGTTCTGATGATATTCTGGACTACTTTGGTTTTGTTTATCTCATTACCAATAAGTCCAACCAACGACAATACATTGGGCGAAAGTATTTTTGGTCGTTCAGAAAGCCAAAAGGAAAAAAGAGAAAAGTAAAACAAGAATCCGATTGGAAAAAGTATTATGGATCTTGTCCAGAATTAAAAGATGATTTAAAAAAGTACGGAAAACAGAACTTCCAACGAGAAATTTTATCACTACATAGTACTTTAGGAAAAGTAAACTATGAGGAGACCCGTCAGTTATTCGTTCATAACGTCTTGACTGAATCGCTTGACAATGGTCTCCCAAGGTTCTACAATTCTAATGTTCTCGGTCGTTATTACAGGAAGGACTATTTTCATGGAAAATCAACTGATTGATAATGTAGATGAGCTCAAAGATAGTATTATTGACCGACTTCATTACCTCGTAGAGATTGGAGAATACTTCAACGCTTGCGCTGTATATGAAGAATTTAAAGAGTCTATTAATGGCTCTAAATAAACAGTGCCGTGAGGAATTGTTAATTCCTGTAACGGATGTTCTATACTAGTAATTTAATGATTAGTCGAATAATTGGAGTGAGTTTACTCGCTACTGCTGGTGCTGCATGTGCTTATCCTAGCATTAGTGAAATTTCTGCTCCGCCAAAACCAGTAGAAATTCCTGTGGTAAAATATCAACCATCTTGGAAGTGCCCTGGTTGTAACGATAATGAGAAGTACGTTCTTCAAAAACTCCAAGAAAAAACTAGAATCTCAGATCGTAATGCTCTTGCAACGATTATGGGAAACATTAAGTCTGAAAGCAATTTCATTCCCAACATATGTGAAGGTGGTGCCAGAGTTCCTTATCATCAATGTCGTCGAGGTGGTTACGGACTCATTCAGTGGACTTCAATAAATCGTTATCGTAATCTTGGTAAATTTGCCAAACGTTATGGTTATGATCCTTCGTCACTCGAAGGTCAGACGGCATATATGATCAATGAGTCTGTATTCCAGCGTTACCTTCCAGAGTTTGAAGGAACTGGTAGAACAGTAGATCAATACATGGTCGGTGCTTATTACTGGTTGGGTTGGGGTATCAAAGGATATCGTCAACAATATGCATATGACTATACTAAAAAAATAGTCTGGTCTTAACTTAGAGTATGTCTGAACATTATCATGTACGAAATGAACTTGATTACATTTACAAAGAGAACTTCTTCACTGAAGAAGAGTTATGTTCTATTTGGAAAGAGTTGGAGTTTATTAACAGTCCTCTAATTTTAGAAGATCCTGGTGATACGGGTACAGCTGTAGATGATGATGGTGTTCCTCTAAAACAAAATTCTGGTGTATTCTTAGATAGATTATTCGTAGATTATGCAAGAGTATCTTCAATATATAATTGTGCGAGTAAAATATTTCAAGGCAGTACATTAGAATATTCTAAGTTAAGTTTTAATTCTACTGCAATACTTTCCACAAGAAAATCTTCTTGTTTGGTAAGTTATTATGATCATGGTGATTCATATAAAGAACATCATGATCTATGTGTAGTTACCTGTTTATTTTGGTTCTATAAAGAACCTAAAAAATTTTCGGGTGGAGATCTTTTTCTCCCACAATTCAACAAGACTTTTTCTGCAAAAAACAATTCAATGTTAATGTTTCCTTCTCATGCAAGACATTTGGTAACACCTGTTCTAATTGAAGAAGAAAATAGAGGTAAAGGTTTGGGAAGATATTGTGTAACGGTTTTCCTCCAACACTAGTTTGACAAAGTTCCCCACATCCCTTATAATATGTGGGTATTCAGATGACTCAGTAGCTCAGTTGGATAGAGCATCTGCCTTCTAAGCAGTTGGTCGGGGGTTCAAGTCCCTCCTGAGTCGTTGTCCTTTCTTCTTTTATGGACAAATTTGATCGTAATAGATATAAGTTTGGTGGAAGACCACGAACTTCTATCAATCTTCTTCTACTCATAGGTGAGTTGGAAGGTGTATACCAACATCTCAAGTATATGGGATTTGAAGAAGATATGAATGTTATTGATGAAATGAAGAAGAGGTATTATAAACTTTACTTCAAAACCACAAAAGAAGAAAAGACAAATAATCCTCTGTAGCTCAGCGGTAGAGCCATCGACTGTTAATCGATTGGTCGCAGGTTCGAATCCTGCCGGGGGAGCCAGTCGCTGTGGCGGAATTGGTAGACGCGCTGGGTTTAGGTTCCAGTGAGGTAACTCGTGGGGGTTCAAGTCCCTTCAGCGACACTTGACAATTAAATTCTTTATAGATATAATTGTCTCATGCGGAATTAGTTCAGTGGTAGAACGCCATCCTTCCAAGTTGGATGTCACCGGTTCGAATCCGGTATTCCGCTCTCTGCTTGATTAGCTCAGCGGTAGAGCATCTCGTTTACACCGAGGCGGTCGGCGGTTCGATCCCGTCATCAAGCATTATAAATAACACCAATGAGGAAGTAACCTTATTGATATATAAAAATACATACAATGTTAAAAGTAAGATGTAAGGTGTGTAACACCGAGTTGGAATCGCACCCAACAAAATCGGTCTGTTGTGGTTGTGACAATATGACCTTATTAAAAGGAGCCACATTAACAGCAATTGACTTAAATCAAGTTGTCATGTTAAACTCTATAAAAGAAAATAAAAATTCTAATGTACTTAGTGCCTCTGATCTTGCATATCAGGAATCTAGAAGGGCTCGTAAAGTCAAAAAACTGAATTTTGAAATCCGATAGGAGGATTGGCAGAGTTAGGTTTAATGCAGGGGATTGCTAATCCCCCGATACACTTTAGGTGTATCCGTTGGTTCAAATCCAACATCCTCCGTTTGGAAAGGTGGTCGAGTGGTTGAAGGCTCCAGTCTTGAAAACTGGCGAAGTGAAAGCTTCCGTGGGTTCGAATCCCACCCTTTCCGTTTAGAAAAGTTACAAATTTAATAATTGTTTAATGAGTGTTATCATTTGAACACAAAATGTTGACTTGAAAGCCTCCGTGACTAGTATATAGCCATGTACAACTCAATAAACACATGGACGATCACACCTATCAGAATTGGGTGAAAATCAAGGAGACTTTCGAGGCTTCTGGTAACACCGACAACATGTTCTACAAAAGAGCATGTGCAATTGTGAAAGGTCAGAAAGATCCCCTGGCTAAAATTCTTGGAGATGAAAAATGATCAGTGATTATGATTGGCGATTTAAGGATGAGTGCTTTGAAAAAAGATCTAAATTAATGGGAATTTTAATCAAACTTGGTGTAGTTCTTACAACAGATGTTTATGAGTTTTGCGATTTTACTCTTAGTCAAGGATGGAATCCCTCTGAAAAAAATGGTGGGGATCAGGTATTGGACATGTATCACCGTTACTTAAGAGAAGTAAGAAATGTCTGAACAAAAAGATGTTTTGGTAACCCGATCAGAAGTGAAGGAGATGATCGATGCTGCTATACGCAGACACAATCGGAATGCTTCCATTATTTCTATGTGTGTTGGTTGGGTGGTTCTTGCTTTATTTGCTGAGGGACTTCTGAGACTTATTGGCGTTATTCCACCTGTTCTACCATGGCTGAATATCACATTACCGAATGGGTAGGAGTAGTAACTCTATTCCTCTTTGGTATCACTATGATTGTCCAGGGTCATTTTATATTTCACGGTAAACATGGATATAGACATGCAGAACGTGAGAAAGAAAAGATGACCAATACTCGTAAACAAGTAGAGGACCTATTCAAAAGAGATGAGTAAAGAAGAAAGAGAGGAGTTTTACCGACAAATTTACGAAAGAACGAGTCAACTTAGGATGCAATATCTCTTTGAAGAACCTTGCCCTTTATACGAGGAGGACGATGACTACGACAGAATGGCTTGAGTTCATTGCATTTGTATCCCACATGTTATATTTGTGGGTATCATTTATGTGTGGAGTTTTACTTGGTTACATTGTAGGATTCCGTAACGGAGGAGGAATGTGATGAATAGTCTGACTCTATATACCTTGGTCATCTTTGGAACCATAGGATTATTCGTTTTATGGGGAGTGACACATGCCTATCCTTTTTAAAAAAACAGATGAAAATATTTTTAGACACCGCAGACGTTGACATGATCCGACCAGTTTATGAAACTGGTCTTTTGAATGGAGTCACGACAAATCCAACTCTTATTAAAAGAAGTGGACGTGATCCAATCGAAGTTATCAAAGAAATTCAAGAATCATTTCCCCAGTTAGAATCAATCTCTGCAGAGGTTGTTGCTGATACTGCGGAAGAAATGATTGATCAAGCACAAGCATTCCAAGGTCTTTGGAATGTGACTATCAAGGTTCCTTGTACTGTAGAGGGACTTAAGGCGTGTCTGGCACTTACGGTCGCTGGTTACAAAGTCAATGTTACCTTAGTCTTCTCAGTCGCACAGGCGATCCTTGCAGAGAAGTCTGGCGCTGCATACATTTCTCCATTCATTGGTAGATGGGAAGATAATTCAGTAGATGGTCTTGAACTCATCAAGAACATTCGTGAAGTATATACTGGACACGGTAGGTTCACTACCACCCAGATTCTTGGTGCATCCGTTCGTGATGTACGACAAGTTGAGAAGTGTGCCTTGTTTGGTGCTGATGTGGTAACCATTCCACCAGTAGTCTTCTGGGGCATGTATAAAAACATCATGACAGAGAAAGGTTTAGAACTATTCCAGAAAGACTGGGATCAAGTACAAAAACAAGAGGGAAACAAATGAAGGAATTCACCTTTACCGAAGAACAAGTAAAGATGTTGGCTGATGCCGTTTGGATGAGACAACGTTGTTTTATCGCTGGAGATAGAAAATTCAGAGAGTATGGTGCAATTCTTGATCAAGTTTTAGAAGACATTGAATACGTACCTAGTAGAGTATGATTTACCCATTAACACTCAGAGAGTGTCCACATTGCCATAAGAGTTTGGTTGACGCTGAAATCAGTGAACCAATCAAACAATTTTGTGAGTCTGGTGCATTCCATTCAAGTCTACTTTTTGGTGATGAAGGATGGATGTGTCCTCATTGTAGAGGAGTAGTGGAGTGAAAAAAGAAGACATGTGTTGGCATTTTGTAATGTCATCACTTGCAAGAATATATGGAATTGATGTTGTTCATAACAATGTAAAATTTCATGAGTTCGCATTAGAATGGTGTGATGATCATGGATATACTTGCAATGTCCATCTTGATGATCTTAAAAAAGTTGATAGTTACTTTAGATCTCAATATCAGTCTTGGGAGGAATAGATGAAAATAGGACTTATTGGACTGGGACAAATAGGTGAAGGAATTTCTCGTCTATTAATCAAAAATGGCCATGAAATATGGGGTTATAGGAAAGATGTTAAAAAAGCAGATGAACAATATGAGAAGGGTTATATCAGTGGATATACCACTTCTCTGGAAAGCCTTTCTCAAATGATACATAGTCATAAGAATATTTCTGATAAGAAACCAGGAATTTTTATGATTGCAGTTCCACAAGAAAGCGTAGAGGATACACTCAATGAGTTACTACGATTATGTCGTGAAGGCGATATTGTTATTAATTATGGCAATAGCAGTATTGCGGACAGTTGGAAAAGAGAAGAGTACTGTTCAAAATTGGGCATCGCATATCTTGATTGTGATGTTAATCGTGATGTTTATAGTATGGACAGTGGATACAACCTTATGGTTAGGGGCGGAGATACTACGATCGCCACTTGTAAAAGCATTTTTAATTCCCTCGGAAAGTGGGATTACTCCACCAGATATTCATCTGTAATCTAATGGAACATCTACTTGGAAAGGCTCTGACTATTATTGCAATACCTTTTGTTTTAACTACAATTTTTGTTGCTACTAGAAAAGGTGGATATTACGATACCGATAATTACAAAGGAAATGGAACAGCGCATTAAAGAATTAGAAATAGAAAATAAGTGGCTCAAAGAAGAGATCCGAAGGTTGAGATATCAGTTATCAATGGAAAAGGAAAACGAATGGGCTCATCCAAAGTCTTGTGTTCACAACTGCGATCCTTGGGAGACATGGCAGTACAACTAGGCATTCTGTTTTTTATGTGTAGTTTTGGCGTATTTTTATTTGTAGTTTCTATTTTATCAGATCAATGATGCACGAATTGGGACATATCGCAAGAATGGTGATGGAGACTCCATGGTGTCTAGGCGTCATGGGGTTCTCTTTAATTTTTGTTCCTATTATGGGTATGTGGGCAGTCCATAAGTATGGTTGGGAACACTGGGAACCATTTGCCAAAAACTCTCATAAGTGATACTATATAAAAATAATCAACGGGGCGTAGCTCAGCTTGGTAGAGCGCTGCTTTTGGGAAGCAGAAGTCGTAGGTTCGAATCCTGTCGCCCCGACTTATAAATATCCTCAACTATGGACTTTTATTCTGTGGAATATTGGCAAGAAAACTGGGATGCCCTTTTGGAGAGAGTGGAGAATGGGGAGACTATAGGGATAGAAAATAAAGAAACTGGAGAAAGAGCGGTAATGGTTCCTACAGAAGAATTTGATGAATTCATAAAAATTCATACAGTATTAAATAATGATGCTGCTTGATTTATACGCTTCTCTGGTGACTAAAAGTGGGAGTTCGATTCTCTCAGGAAGCGCTTGACGGATCTCCGTCAATCTCCTACAATTACTGGGTAATCAAAACACGACAATGGCACTGACTGAAAAATTCAAGAAAGACATTCAAACCCTTCGTGGTGCATCAAATGGTGACTTTTATCTTGATGTAAAGAATCCAAAACTTTTTAAAAAAGTTCGTCGATTCTATGAAAATACTGGAGTAGTATTTTCTGGTGATCCTCTTGATGATTATGAAATGCTAATGGATTACATCGCTTCAGATCTCGAAACTGTTGAGGTTGCTTAATGAAAATCATTCTAGAACGTTTCCCTTATCGTTATGTTGAGTGTGGGACTCTAGACAATGGATTCCCAGATTATCGAATTCAAAAAGCCGATAGTTGGACAAAACGTTACAGTGACATGTATCTTTGTGATAATGGTATGCAACTTACTACTGCAATGGAAGATTTTGAATATACAAAATGGTTAGATCCAGCTCGTGTTCCCTGTTATGTCAGGGATGATGAAGACACGGAGAGTCTCTAAAAGTACTGGTGGAGTCATCCCCAATATGCCCGTCGCGGACAGACGTTAATTGTGCCCTGGTCGGGATGGTCAAATGACCCTCGGAGTTTCCAGTTTCTCTAAAAAACTGGTGGTGCGGATGGGGCAATCCCGCCCAGTTTCTTGCTTCTGGTTAAAGAGCAAGTGGCGTGCATGAACCTCTATTTGGTGGGAGAAATCCCACCTTTTTTATTAGGCTTTTACAAATGATATCAAAATTACATACCTAGGATATTTGGAAGTTATTTCTGGTTCTGGGGTTATTGCAGTATGATGTAATCTAGGATCAAAAATAGTTAGTGAATTTTCTCTTCCATCTAATTTTAGTGAACCATTTTTTGTCCGTACTAAAGTTCCATATTTTTCATCAGGATTTTGTAGATAATATATGCAACTAATTAATTGCCCGTCGTGGTGAGAATGGTAGTGGTTATCGGTGTATGATTGTACATCCTCATCAAAATATAAAGTATTTTTTATATCCTCTTCATTGTATGATCCTACTTTGTTTATCCAACAAGATTCAAATCTTACATTAAAATCTAGGTATTTTCTTGCATATGTATTTGCACACGAAACCGATTTATTAAATAAATTTTTCCAACAGTGGAATTGAAGTATACTCGGTTCAAAAAACTTTTCTGCCATTAATGGCGGATGTAATTCTTCAACTTTTCTATGAGTAGTTAGATAAAGTTCTGATTGTGATATTAGGTCTTCTCTGTCTTTATCATTTAAAATTTCATATGATTTGGAAAAATAATTTCCATAAAAATTAAACGTTTTCACCCTTGCAAATTCCCATCATTATTGATATACTATATAGTATGATATTATTAGTTTGATCAAAAAATGAGTCAATACATTAGAAAGGCACTGGTTCTCGGTGCTGGTGGATTTATTGGAAGTCATATGGTGAAACGCCTAAAATCTGAAGGATATTGGGTTCGTGGTGTAGATCTCAAACGTCCAGAGTATTCCCCTACCGAAGCGAATGAATTTGTTCAGGGGGATCTTAGAGATGAAGATTTTGTTCGTCGAGTACTAGAGTACAAAGGAGATAGGGGTAATTTTTATAACTCAGTTCCTTATCGTTATATTCAACCATTTGATGAAATCTATCAGTTCGCTGCTGATATGGGCGGTGCAGGTTTCGTTTTCACTGGAGAGAACGACGCAGACATCATGCACAACTCTGTTACCATCAATCTGAACGTTCTGGAAATGCAACGTCAGATGAATGAGAGAGTTGGTAAAAACATAACTAAGATTTTCTATTCTGGATCTGCTTGCATGTATCCAGAACACAATCAACTGGATCCTGACAACCCTGATTGCCGTGAAGAATCCGCATATCCCGCTAACCCCGACTCCGAATACGGATGGGAAAAACTATTCTCTGAGCGACTTTATTTTGCATACCATAGGAATTATGGTATTCCTGTTCGTGTTACCAGGTATCATAATATTTTTGGTCCAGAAGGAACCTGGGACGGTGGAAGAGAGAAGGCACCAGCTGCAATCTGTCGTAAAGTCGCTCTCCTCCCAGAGGACGGTGGATCCATCGAGGTGTGGGGAGACGGCTTACAAACTCGTTCCTTCCTGTACATTGACGAATGCATTGAAGCGTCTAGACGACTGATGGACTCCAATTTCATCGGACCTGTAAACATTGGTTCCGAAGAAATGGTTACCATTAACCAACTCGTTGAGACTGCAGCAAAAGTTGCAGGTAAAACCGTAGAGAAGAACCACATTGATGGACCTCTTGGTGTTCGTGGACGTAACTCCAACAATGATGTGATCCGCAGAGAACTCGGTTGGGATTATCAGCAGACCCTTGAGGAAGGTATCCGCAAGACATACACATGGATTTCTGAACAAATTGCTAAAAAGAACGATGAAAATTGAAATTGATAAACAAGCTGTAAAAGATCTGGATGTTTCTCATCTTAGAGATATTTCGTTAAATAGAAACGATTGGTTGCCTGCAGGTCAGAGTGAATATCGTTTCTACGCTTACATGTCTACGTGGTTTAATAAAACCACTATTCTGGATATTGGTACTCGTACTGGTGGATCCGCTCTCGCTCTTTCTTATAATCCCACTAATAAAGTCAGAAGTTATGATCTGATTGAACAGGGTGCTAGTGGAATTAAAAAAGATAATATCACCTGGAATATCGGTGACTTTATGGAAGATGAAGACATTGATTGGGATAACGTTTCTATCGTTATGATTGATGTTGATCCCCATGATGGTTCACAAGAACGTGTTATGATGGATTGGTTGCGTGAAAGGGGATGGAAAGGTATTCTCATGCACGATGATATCGGTCCTGGTTGGCCTGATATTCAACTGATGTGGGATGAAATTCCTGAAGAGAAGTTTGATGTAACTGAGATTGCTCATATGAGTGGAACTGGTCTCGTAAACTTTGGAAATGCACACGAAATTACTATTGTCTGATGAAAATTTTAAACTTAGGTTCTAGTGGGCAGATTGGTGCCTACCTTTCAGAGTATCTTCGCAAGAAAGGTCATACTGTTATTGATTTCGATAAGAATGAAACTCCAAATCATGATTTGACTGTAATCCCAAATCAATATCTTGAGAACGCAATTGAGACTGCAGACTTTGTATTCTTCCTCGCATTTGATGTTGGTGGTTCACGTTATCTGAAGAAGTATCAACATACTTTTGATTTCATCAATAACAATACTCGTTTGATGGCCAATGTTTTTGGTCTTCTAGAGAAGTATAATAAGAGATTTGTCTTTGCATCATCTCAGATGAGTAACATGAGTTACTCTCCTTATGGTGTTATGAAAAGAGTCGGTGAACTTTATACCACTGCACTGAAAGGACGGATCGTTAAGTTCTGGAATGTTTATGGTATTGAGAAAGATCACGAGAAGTCCCATGTTATTACTGACTTCATCCGTAAAGGATTTGAGGAAGGTGAGTTTGAGATGATGACCGATGGTACAGAAGAAAGACAGTTCTTGTATGCTGAGGATTGTTGTGAAGCTCTTGAGACTATCATGGAGAACTACACAGACTTCAAACCAGAAGATCCTCTTCATATCACTTCCTTCAGATCTACTTCAATTAAAGAAGTTGCTGAAACTATCCAAGGTCAGTTTAATCTCATCGGTAAATATGATGTAAGAATTAAACCAGGTCTTGCAAAAGATAGTGTTCAAATGGATAAGAGAAACGAAGCAGATACCTATATTACTGGATGGTGGGTGCCTAAGACTGGTATAGATAAGGGAATTGCTGCAGTCTTCAATGAAATGAAAAAGGAGTATGGCTATGTATAGTCAGATTGATAACATTTTTCCAGAATTTAAAAACAGTAATACTTGTGATATCACAAGTTTTTCAAAAAAAATTATAGATCTCGAAGATGGTGATATTATTGAGTTTGGTGTAGCTTCTGCACAAACTACGATAGAAATCGCTAGATTCAATTCCAGTCGTAAACTATTTGCTTTTGATCATTTCCAAGGACTTGAACAATCTGCGAAACCCCTTCCCAGTCACGCTGGATGGCATGAAGGAGCATTTAGAGTTGGTGATCCAGATCACCCTTGGATTCCTGATTCTATCGAAGGTGTTTTCAAAAAGCTTGAACCCTATCCTAATGTGAATCTTTTTGTTGAGGATGTTCATGAGTTGAAAGATCCTTCTGAGTATGGTATCGGAAAAATTGTTGCGGTAAACATAGATGTCGATATTTACGAACCAACAGTTTCTTGCCTAAACTGGTTAAACAAATGTGATTGGGATAAACTTTATATTCGTTTTGATGATTGGCATGGACATGAACCTCTATTTGATCACCACGAAAGACTTGCCGCAAAGGAATGGTTGGAAAGAACGGGGTATAACTATGATGTTCCAGAAAATGGACACGTTGGTGGAATGATTGTTTGGAGGTAAAATGAAACTATTGACCCTTGAAGACTACCAAAAGGCAGGTGAAACATTCTGGCCTAAGTATTGGTATATTTCCAAAGAGTTGGGGGAAGATGCAAAACCAGAAGACATTCTAAAAGTAATGGAAGCGGTCGGTGGTGTTGCTCTCAAACTTAAACTTGAAGAAGAAACGGCACCATTTGGATTTAACAAAAAGAAAGATGACGAAGTTCAAGATTAATCTACACTGCAATGATTCACTAAAACCGTCTACATCTGATAAGAATACTTCTAAGTTTACTGAGTGGGTTTATGATGGTTCTGGTGCAGTAAGTTTATATGTAAATCAAAGATCTTTAGATATATTTCAGGATATTTCTAATACTCCAAAGTATATTTGGCTACTTGAGTCTAAACAAATTGTTCAGAGTGTTTATGATTGGATTCTTGCAAACTATGACTTTGTTGCTTCCAGAGTGGACGGAATTTTTTCTCCCGATAAGGAACTTTGTGAAAAGTATCCAAAGTTTCAATATGCTTTGAGTAATGCAGCACCGTGGATTGAAGAACGAAAGATCTATGAAAAGACCAAACTGGTCTCTATGATCTCTTCAAATAAGGCTATGGTTCCTGGTCATCGTAAGAGACTTGAATTTGTAAACAAGTTTAGAGATCAAGTTGATCTTTATGGTCGTGGGTTCCGCGATCTTCCTAGAAAGGAAGAGGGTATGAAAGACTATATGTTCTCCGTGGCCGTAGAGAATGCCGTCTATGATACATACTTTACGGAGAAACTTACAGATTGTTTCGCTACAGGGACAATTCCTGTTTTCTACGGATGTAGAGGAGTCACAGAATATTTCAACGAAGATGGAATTATATTCCTAGATGATGACTTTGATGTTTCTACTTTGACAGAAGATCTTTATTATTCTAAAATGGATGCGATCAAAGACAACTTTGAACGTGCAAACAATCTGCCAGTGGCAGAAGATTACCTATACGAAACTTATTGGAAATGAGTACATACAAAGGTTGGGAAGCAGAAGCTAAATATGCAAATGAATATCTAGATGCCTGTCGTAGTGCAGTTGCAGATGATGATATCTTTGCAAGATTCAAATCATTGGAAGGATATAAACATATTCTAGAACATGTAACTCCACGTCAAGGTGCGGAGTATTTGCAACTTGCTTTGGAGATGTCTGAGGAAGCTTTTTATAAAAATCTAAAAAAGTTTAAGGAAAACGATTCTATCGGAACTCCTGATACGTTTGCTTTTCCAGAAACGGGTAAAATCTCTCCCACTACAATCCGATACATCAAGAATGTATTTGAGATGGCTACTCTCTTAGGAGATGCACCAATCAGTCGTGTAGTAGAAGTTGGTGGCGGGTACGGTGGACTTTGCAAGACCTTGAGTGTGGTCTGTGATTTTGATGAATACGTTCTGGTTGATCTTCCAGAAGCAGTTGCAGTTCAAGAAAAATTTATTAGTAACTTCCCAGAACTCCATAAGAAGTGTAAGTTCGTCAGTTGCGATGACGTAGAGGAAGTTAAGGACGTTGATCTGTTTATTAGTAACTATGCACTCTCTGAGTGTGATTACGATACCCAGGTGAATTACTATGATAAGTTGGTTGCAAATTCTAAGTTTGCTTATATTATCTACAACCTTGTCAACTTTAACGATTTCTACTATAATAAATTTACCGAAAGGATGAGTGAACGGTTTGAGTTTACTACCGATAAGGACTACGAAAACACTGTTATTCTCGCAAAGGAAAAGAACTGATGAATCGTATTCATGACTATGATGAATTAGAAGATCGGATTGTAAAATGGATCTCAGACTACTGTCTCTATTATAAAATCAAGAATCTAGTCGTAGGAATCTCTGGAGGAATTGATTCTTCAGTTGTTTCTACTCTCTGTGCATTGACTGGTATCAAAACCTATGTGGTTGGAATGCCTATCAATCAACTAGAGAATCAAGAGTCATTGTCTGATGCTCATGGTCAGTGGTTAACTTCAAAGTTTAATAACGTGGAGTTTATGAAAACTGACATGAGTCAAGTTTATGATTCGTTCCTACAGACAGTATCCAATGATATCGGTGAACGGTTCGCAACTAATACTCTTGCACAAGCTAACACTCGTTCCCGTATCCGCATGGTAACTCTTTATCAGGTTGCAGGATCTGTTGGTGGTATCGTCGTTGGTACTGGTAATAAGGTTGAAGATTATGGTGTAGGTTTCTACACTAAGTATGGTGATGGTGGTATTGATATTGCTCCTATTGCTGATCTTTATAAGACGGAAGTGTGGAGACTTGGTGAACATCTAGGTGTTGATGAGAGAATCATCTCTGCTGCACCTACTGATGGTCTCTGGGATGATGGTCGCACTGATGAAGATCAGATCGGAACTTCTTATAGTATGCTTGAGTGGGTTATGGAGAAGGGTCTAACTGAAGATCCACTCTTCCTGAATGAAGAACAGACTAATGCAATCAATGTGTATCAGAAGTTCCACTCGCAAAACAAACATAAGATGGTAGAAATTCCCACATTCAAACTATGAAAATTGGACTAATCGGAGCAGGAAGACTTGGTATCTGTTTCGCACTTCTCTTGGAGGGTGCGGGATATGATGTTTTAGTTTCGGATATTAGGGAGGATTATGTAGATGGTCTTAATAAAAGAATCATTTCTACTAATGAGCCTTCTGTACAAGAACTTCTTAGTAAATCTGTAAAATTTGAAGCAACGACAGATAATAGGAGAGTCATTAAAGAGTGTGATATAATCTATACATTAGTTGCAACTCCATCATTGCCTGATGGAAGTTATGATGTGAGTGCTGTATGGAAAGTCATTGAGGATATTCAGTCTTGTGAATTTGAATTGGATGGGAAAAGTTTTGTTGTAGGATGTACAACCAATCCAGGAGACTGTGAACTATTCCAAACAGAACTCAATCCATATGGAGTTGATGTTTACTACAATCCAGAGTTTATCGCACAAGGATCAATTATCAGAGACTTGGAAAATGCCGATATGGTTTTGATAGGAGGCCAAGGTAAACATCTTGAAGATCTTATTGGAATATACAATGGAATTCAGGTTACTAAACCTTCTATTTCTGTTATGTCAACTTCATCTGCTGAAATAGTTAAAATTGCAGTTAACTGTTTCATGACTACTAAGATTAGTTTTGCAAATATGATTGGTGAGGTTCTTGTTCTTTCTGGACTTGAAGATGAAATTGATTCTGTTCTTTCCTCTATCGCAAGTGATACTAGAATTGGAAACAAATACATGAAGTATGGATTTGGTTTTGGTGGTCCTTGTTTACCCAGAGACAATAGAGCCTTTGGTAAATATGCAGAGAAATTGGGATTGAAATATAATCTTGGTACAACTACGGATGATTTTAATAATGAACATGCAAAGTTTTTGAAAGAGTATTTCATTAGAAAAAATGACAGGAACTTGCCATTTGCTTTTCATTACATTTCCTATAAAGGAGGAACAGATATTCTTACCGAAAGTCAACAATATCGTTTGTGTCTAGATTTGTTAGATTCTGGATATAAAGTTTATGTTGTTGAAGATTATGTAAAAACTCAAAGTGATGGTAGAATAATCTTTGGCATTCCCAATGAAGAAGTATTTTGGATTGAATTATGATTGGTTACAATAGATTGGGTAGTAATGGTCGTCTGGGAAACCAGATGTTTCAGTATGCAGCTTTAAGAGGTATCGCTTCTAAACGTGGATATGATTTTTGTATTCCACCAGAAGATTATAATCATAAAGATAATTACGGACTTTTTGAAACCTTTAAACTCTCAAATGTTAAGGATTCCAACATAGGTTTTGTTGGAGATCAATATATACAAGAGAATGATCATTGTTTTATTTCAGAATTTTTTGATCAATGTCCAGACAATGTAAGTCTTGACGGATACTTCCAAACAGAAAAGTATTTTGCACACATTAAAGATGAAATACTGGAAGACTTCACGTTTAGAGAAGACTATCTCACTCCTTGTATGGAGTACATTGATAGCTTGGATGATGCTCCTATTTTCCTGCATATTCGTCAGTCTGACAACATCGGCAGAGAAGAGTACCATCCCATCCTCCCTATCTCATATTTTGAAGACGCGCTAAAAGAATTCCCTGAAGATACTCCTTGTTTCGTCTTTACTGATGACATGGAGTGGTGTAAGTCTCAAGAGTTCTTTAAACAGGATCGTTTTCTGTTTAACGAAAGTAACGGAAGATATTCTTATAAAAATATTGATGGTACTGGAAAACTACAAAATACTTTACTTCCTCAAGTAGATCTTTGTTTAATGAGTCTCTGTTCTGGTGCTATTATCGCAAACTCATCGTTCTCCTGGTGGGGAGCATGGTTGCAAAATGATCGTGGTAAGGTAGTTGCACCAGATCCTAAGAAGTGGTTTGGTACTGCAATGACTCACCTAGATACATCAGACATCGTGCCTGATCGTTGGACTATTCAAGAGTGGAGTAAGTAATGGCTGTATCATTTAAAGGACTTGGTAACGAGGGGCGCCTCGGAAACCAAATGTTTCAATACGCATTTATCCGTGGTCTCGCTGCAAATCGTGGAATGGACTGGATGATTCCTGGCCCAGAAGCAGATAGACTGGATAATTATGGTTTGTTTGACGCATTTGAACTTACTAATTGTGATCTAAATAAGAACACTGGAGAACCCTTCTACAAGACTGTAGAGTATAGGGAAATGCACTTTAATGAAGATATCTTCAATAATTGCCAAGACAATACGAACTTTTCTGGTATCTTCCAAACGGAAAGGTATTTCGAGGCCATCACCTCGTCTATCCGTGAGGATTTCACTTTTAAAAGAGCGTATACGGAACCGTGTCAAGAGTTTATTGATTCTCTTGGCGGAAGGGATAATTGTATCTTCTTGCATGTTCGTAGAGGTTCTCCAAATCTTACTGGTAGGAGAGGTGAGAAGTGGTCTTACCAGATGGTGCAGGAATACCATCCACTCTGTAAAGCTGACTATTATCTTGAAGCTCTAAAACAATTCCCAGAAGATAAAAATGTGATTGTTGTTTCCGATCTTATTGATTGGTGCAAACGCCAAGAGTGGTTACAAGGTGATAGGTTCCACTTCTCTGATTCATCTTATGAAACCTTCGGAGACGGTGCTGCCGTCCCCTACATTGACCTTTGTCTTATGAGTCTGTGTGGTGGTGCGATTATTGCTAACTCTTCTCTGAGTTGGTGGGGAGCATGGTTGCAAGGGGATATCGGTAAAGTTGTTGTTCCCGACCCTTGGTTTGGTCCTGCATACGCACACTACAACATGAAGGATATGATCCCTGAGAGATGGGTGAAGATTCATAATGACCCATCTCCCGTCGCTATAGAAGAATGAACGATTTAACTTTCCTACTACCGTGTAGAATCGAGTCTGAAGATAGACTTAGAAATGTTATTACATCTGTAACATATCTCCTAAAAAATTTCCCAGAGTCTAAAGTCCTTATAAAGGAAGTAGATACACACTCACACTTTAAGTTTAGAGCACTTCCTGAAATTAAAAAATATGTGAACACTAATATGTTGACACATATTTTTGAAGAATCTGGAGATAAGTTTTTTCATAAGACAAGGATTCTTAATGATTTGCTGGTTGCTTCAGATACTGGAGTAGTTTATAATTACGATGTAGACGTAGTTCTTCCCAAGTCTAGTTATGAAACTGCATATAATCTAATCAAAAGTGATAGACTTGATGCGGTTTATCCTTTTGGATGTGGTGCTTATGTTTGGTGTGTCAATTATCCTGCTCCGGCTTTTAATCAATTCTTAGATTCCAATTTTGATTTTTCAGTATTGGATGAGTATAAATTCAAACTTCCATCCACAATTGGTTGGGGACAAATGCTTAAGAGAGACGTTGAGATTAAAGTAGGACTCTGGAATGAAAATTTTCTTTCTTGGGGAGCAGAAGATTGTGAATTCTACTATAGACTAAATGCTCTGGGATTTAAAGTTGGTAGAGTAAATGATGTAATCTATCATTTTGAACATGGTAGAACATTCAATTCTCACTACAATAATCCAAAGTTTATGGATAATCATAATCTATGGCAAAATATTAGAACTTGGGATGCAGAAAAACTAGTACAGTATTATGAACAACAACCTTACATTAGACAACGGGGAGAACAATTAAATGTTGGCGTTTAATCATCTTGGTAACATTGGTCGTTTAGGGAACCAAATGTTCCAGTATGCAGCATTAAGAGGTATTGCTGCAGCAAAAGGATATGATTGGTGTATTCCACCTTTCGGAATTTCTAGAGTTGATAATTATAGTCTTGCAAATTGTTTCCTAATGGATGATGTCAAGTCTACCAATCAATATATTCTAGATCGTGGTCATGCTCCTATCGTTCAGGAACGTGGATTCAATTTTGATCAGGAACTTCTTCAATTGTGTCCAAATGATGTTTCCATTCATGGATTTTTTCAGACGGAAAAGTACTTTGCACATATTAAAGATACTATTCGTAGTGAATTTACTTTCCATGATGATCTAACAAATCCAGTAAAAGAATTTGTAGATCAACTAAATGATCCCATTTTCTTGCATGTTCGTCGTGGTGATCCCAACCTTGTTGATGCTCGTGGATTTAAATGGGCATATACAGAATGTTCGGATCAACATCCTCCCCAACCTCTAGAGTACTACGAAAAGGCACTTGAACTCTTCCCAGAGGATCAAGAAGTTATTGTTGTCTCAGATTCGCCTGAGTGGGTTATGGAACAAGAAATTTTTAAACCAGATAGATTTTACGTTTCTACTCCAGAAGAGAAATATCCAGATGGATCCTATACTCCATATGTTGACCTTTGTATTATGGCGAATTGTAAAGGTGGTATTATTGCAAACTCTACTTTGTCTTGGTGGGGTGCTTGGTTGCAGAATGGTGCTGGCAAGATTGTAGCCCCTAAAATGTGGTTTGGTCCTGCATACGCACAAAACGATACTAGTGATCTTTATTGCGAAGGTTGGGAAGTTATTTGATGGAAACTACTGTAATGGACAAGAACAAATCTTCTTACAAACTTAAAGGAATTGGACCTATCTATTACATCAATTTAGATGGCCAACCAGAGAGAAAGACCTATATGGAGGGAATGTTTAATCGTTGGGAAATTGACGACTATGAACGTATCTCTGCATATGACGGTAGAGATGATGACCTGAGTGACATTATCCACGGAAGGTATCCCGCAAACATGTCTTCTGGGGAAGTTGGATGTGTAACGTCTCATTTAAAACTTCTTAAACATTATTTGGAAACTTCTGATTCTCCATATTGTATTGTTATGGAGGATGATGTTGATATTGAAGTTGCTAAGTATTGGAATTTTACTTGGAATCAATTTGTTGCCAGACTTCCGTATGATTACGATGTAGTTCAACTTGCAATTATTTGTCCAGGAACTCTTCATGTCAATCTACATCGTAGATTTGTTAATGATTTTTCTACGGCATGTTATATTATTACCAGACATCATGCAGAAAAGGTAGTTAGACTTCATTGTCGTGGAGAAAAATATAAGTTGGACCATGCAATTAAACCTCGTGCTGTCGCAGATGATTTAATATATAACTCTGGAAATACTTTTTCTATCCCTCTATTTTTGTATAGGATTGAATTGGGTTCTTCTATTCATCCGGAACATATTGAAATTTTCCATAGAGGATCTCATGATGGACTTAGGAATCTTTGGCATACAAAAGGATCCGATTTAGAAATTGATAGACTCATGGACTTTGATCCTTATCTGGGAAGAACTTCTGAAGCTCAACCACCACAACAAAGCTAATGAAACTGTCAAAAATTCCTGGTTTAGGTAGATTTGGTGTTTTTATTGATGATATAGATCTCAACAATGTCACTGAAGAAGAATGGATGGAAATTGGTAAAATCCATCTTGATTCTTTGGTGACTATTATTCGTGGTAATAATATAGATCATAAAACTTATTATGATTTAGTTTTAAAGTTTGGAGATCCACGTTGGTTAAAACCACTTCAATTGTATAAAAAATATGGTAAACCAGTAAGACAACTACTTTTAAAGAGACTATTAGATGAGTCTGATCGTAATGATCTCTTAAATGATAAGAGATGGGTTGTTGATAGAAAGTGTCCTGGTATGCTTAGAATTACGCCCAAGAAAGACTCTGAAGGCAGGTCTATTGGACTTTTTGGTGATGGAGAATTGTACTGGCATAGTAATGAATGTGGTAGTTTAGCCTTTACTCCTGGTGTGGCTTTGATGGGAGTAGAAAATATGGTAGGGAGTTCTACTGGATTTTGTACAACCGTTGATTGGTATGAAAAACAATCTGAATCATTTAAAAGTGAATTGGATGAGATGGTACTAGTTCATAATTTTAGAACCAAACATAGAGAGTTTGATGATAAAAATCGATTATATCTAGAGACTATGGTCGGATATGACCAACAACAAACACATTATTATCACAGTAATCAGTGTCCAAATAAAAATACAGAATTTCCATTAGTGATTAAAAGTCCTGGTGAAATAAAGGGCCTTCATTATACTCCATGGACAATAGATTATATTAAAGGAATGAGTAAAGAAGAGAGTACCAAACTTCTTACTAAAATCAGTGAAGAGTTATTTACCGAAGAATACATATACGAACACAAATATCAGGACGATCACGATATATTACTGTTTGACAATAGTATTACTCTTCATAATAGATCCGTTGAAAATGGATCCGCTCCAGATAGATTGGGGTATAGAATTCAGTTTGATTATGATAAGTTAATTCAAAAACAATATCAACCATTTCTGCAAAAAGATTTTGCAGAAAGAAGAATATCTGACATGAATGACCTACATTTTGCAATGGCTTGACATTAACCTAAAGTTAAGGTAATATAAATAACAAGACGTGACGTAATGTTACGTTTTACAACAAACCGAAGCCTCAACTACTCGCCTAGGTCTTGTTGCCCGAACCACTTAGTTGTGGTACATTATTAATCGCGGTCGGAAAGTCGAACCCGACCCGTCATCTGCGGGTAACCATTCCGCAAGTAAACTAACGAGGTATCTAAAATGATCAAATCCGTATTCGCAGCTGCCGCTGCTGCTCCCCTTTTCGCTGGTGCTGCGTTTGCAGGGCCTTACGTTAACATCGAAGCCAACTCTGGTTTCGCTGGTAGCGACTACACCGGAACCACCACTGACTTCCATGTAGGTTACGAAGGCACCTCTGGTGCTGCTGCCTGGTACATCCAGGGTGGCCCTTCGGTTGTCAGCCCCGACGGTGGCGCTGCTGAGACCAAGTTCTCTGCTAAGACTGGCGGTTCTATCGCCGCTACCGATCGTCTTGGTGTTTATGGCGAAATCTCCTTCGTCAACGGTACGACCAATTCGTACGGCACCAAAGCTGGTCTGAAGTACAGCTTCTGATAATCTGATCAGATAAAACTGAGGGGTGAGATTCCCCTCTTTTTTTATGATTAAAAAAATTCTCTTTCATCCAGTTACGCACTTCAATCTTTTGGTTGTTGGGTTTCTAGTTTTGATTCAGGGTATGCACATGCACGCTCACTATACAATGGATATAGATGTTGATTCGTATGTATATAATTTTTGTAGAAAAAACGTAGAGAAATGTCAGAGATTCATAAAGTAATAATTTAAACAGTAATCGTTACTACAAAGGAGCCCTTGACAGGGTTCCTTTTTTACTATATAATATGTAAAGATTTACAACAATATGTGACATGACTGTAACAACTAACGAATATGGCCAACAAAATATGTTCGCCAAAGAACCTCAAATGGTTGTGGAAGAGTACAACCGCAAGGGTCTCTTCTCCCCAATGCAACAACGTGAAATGTACAATGGTCGTTGGGCAATGATGGGTATTGTTATGGGCTTCGTCGCCTATGCCATCAACGGCAAATTCTTCTTTGGTATCTTCTGAGACAGACAATGATTTCATCTTTATTTACAATTACTTCTGTTGCCTTCTTTGTATTGTTGGCATATTCTGTAGAGAAAGTGTGTGAAACCTATTGATGTCTAATGAAAATGCCTTGTGGGAAGACATGAGGAAACTTAATGCCCTATACGAAGAACTCTGCTGGGGGCACGATGATGAACTAGTATTCACTCACGAAAATGGCAGAGTCGTTATTTACAACAAATCACTGGAGAAAGAACAATGAAATTTGGATTCACCCCTGAGGCCGAGATCCTCAACGCCCGTGCTGCAATGATTGGTTTTGTTGCTGCCGTCGGTTCCTACCTCACCACTGGACAGATCATTCCTGGAGTATGGTGATGATTCTCCTAGCAACTATGATGCTGGGAGCATGGATTCTCATTAGTGCTATTGGCTCCGCTAATGACACTGACGATGACGACGACATGGATGGGGGTATGATGATTCCCGCATATAACCCCATCTAGTCTGTTGACTTCTTAAGATTTTCTTGATAAACTTTTTACTGTCGTTTACTTCAAATCATGACTACATATAACGTCACCTTCCAAACTCCCGATGGTACTGAAACTACGGTTGAATGTGCTGACGATCAATACATCCTTGAAGCTGCAGAAGAAGCAGGTATTGACCTCCCTTACTCATGTAAAGCAGGTGCTTGTTCAGCTTGTGCAGGAAAACTCATCTCTGGTTCCGTAGACAACAGCGATCAATCCTTCTTGGATGATGAACAGATGGATGAAGGTTTCATCTTGACTTGTGTTGCCTATCCGACTAGTGATTGTACCATTCTTACCGAACAAGAGGAGAACCTGTGACTGGAAATCTTGAACCTGAAGAACGAGTAATGTCTCAACCAGGTATCATTGAACAGATTTCTACAATTGTTGAAAAACTTGGGTGGGAAACTGGAGATGATATCTCCGTAGATATCGGTGGTACTGTCGTATCTGGTATCAACCAAGGTGAAAACTATAATGAAAAATGGGCAACACCTTATGGTGTTCGCAAGTACAACAAAGATGCGTTCATCGTGATTAAGAATCTATCACGGACGCCCTTTGAACCAAGTAAACCTAATCCTGAATTAAAAGCTAAACATGCCTCAACTGACTCCTGAAGAAAAATCTGTAGTCCCTTCAGTGGACTTTATGTTCCGTGAAGACGGAGAGTTTGTGACTCGTTCTACCGAGGAACTCTTCAACGGAAAGAAAGTAGTTCTGTTTGCCCTTCCTGGTGCATTCACTCCTACTTGTAGTGCTTACCAACTCCCTGGTTATGAATCCTTCTATGACATGTTCGCAGAAGCAGGTGTTGACGAGATCTATTGTCTGTCTGTCAATGATGCCTTTGTGATGAATGCATGGGCAAAAGATCAGAACATTGAGAAAGTCAAACTGATCCCCGATGGTAATGGTGAATTCACGACTGCTATGGGTATGCTTGTGAAGAAATTCAATCTTGGATTTGCATCTCGTTCCTGGCGTTATGCCATGGTTGTTAATGATGGTGTGATCGAACAGATCTTCATGGAAGATGGTAAAGAAGATAACGCTTCTGAAGATCCTTATAATTGGTCTTCTCCGGAAAAAGTGTTAGAATATGTGAGGACTTCTGTTCTTACAACTGCTTGATATAAAAATATGGCTGCTTCCCTTACCCTTGAAGACCTGAATACATATGCAACTAAACTTGAAAATTTGGTTGAAGATGTAAATGAATATTCTACTTTTATTGAAACTGGTACTTCTTATGGTGCCAGTATCAACTCCATCTTTCGTTATTTTAAAAAGATATGGACTGTAGAATTATCTGAAGAACTTTACGCATTTGCAAAACCCCTTACAGATTCTATTCCACATTGCACTCATATCCGTGGTGATAGTTTAATTGAACTTCCAAAGTATCTGAATAGTATCACTGAGAATGACAAGGCATTCTTTTGGTTAGATGCTCATTACTCTTCTGGTAACACTGCAAGAAATCATCTTGATGTTCCTCTCATTGAGGAGTGTGTTTTGATTGATAAACACTATAAAGGTGAAAGTGCAATCGTAGTTATCGATGATGTCAGACTCTTTGGTACTAATGAAAATGAAGACTGGAGTTACGTCAGCGAAGAAGGTGTAAGAAAGTCATTTGAAAATTTTGAAATTAAATTTTTCGAAATAATCCAAGATAGACTTCTACTTTATATTCAAAAATAAAGACAAACCTCCACTTGACCGTGGGGGTTTTTTATTGTATATTAGCCATGTCTTCGGGTTTCGCCCCTGTCCCCAAATGGGAATCCCCAAATTGGGACTTGACAGGTGGTGAAAACCGTAGTATTATAAATACATCAACACGTTAAGGAATGTAACGTTTCTTAAATTAGTTGTAACACTTGTGGAAAAGGGTCTAACCACCTTACCGAGGCTACGCAAGTAAAAGACGCCTCTTATATCTCTGTCTGAGGGTGACAGAGAAATAAGTACCTCCACCATTTCCCTGATGGACTTACTTACTTTTTCAAAACAATGACTGCTACTCTTTCACGTCAAAAACAATCGAATACTTG